GAACGGCGAAACACTGATACACAATAAACCAGTGCAGGCAGGCACCATGTTGAGTGCAGAAAAAGAATTCTATTGGCAAGGACTCAATCCCATAATGTTCGAACTGGAGGAGTATGGCAATGGAGCCAATATGGACAGTAGATTTATTCAAATTGTAAGGTTCTCAGTGCTATGAAAATACTAATGACAGGGCATACATCTCCCATAGGCACAATGTTGTATGAACATTTTAAATATGACATACATGGTTGCAGTCGATCCAACGGTTATGACTTGACCCAATTGCAAGACATAGAAAAAATTGTAGAACGCAGCCTACAGTATGATCATTTTTTAAATCTAGCTCACGTGGGCACAGCTCAAACGCAGTTGTTGCATTTGATACACAGACATTGGACAGCCAACAATAAGTTTGGTAAAATTGTGTCATTTGGCACACTGGGCACTGAGTTGCCTTTGAAAGTTTTACAAAGTTTAAAGACTCCCATGGAATATTTTACACAAAAACAAAGTTTGGAAGCCTTGCACAGGCGTTTGTGTATTGAAAAACCATTTGGTCCCCAACCTCAAAGCATATTAATACGCATCATGAATTATGGTGTAAAAATGGGAGAACGATCCAGTGAACCTACCTGTGACAGCATGGATGTCATACGCACTGTGGAGCATGTATTGGGAGATCCTTGCTATGTGAGCTCAATTGATTTGAGAAAAATTTAAACAATTTGTCTTTTGCAGCCTTCACGTTTTGTATCCAACGTGAAACAATGTATTCCACCCTCCCAATACACTTGATGTCTTTGATGCACCACGTGACATTCAACGCCCACAGTTTTTAAATACTTGAACAGTGCAGGAATGTGTCTGCCAAACAATACATTTTTTGAATCCAACACCACCACATTTAAATCAAAACAAACTTCCTGATTGTATCCTCTCCAATTACTAAGATATTTTTCCAGCCACAATTCAGAATATTTGCCATCTGTGCTGACATAATCTTTCACATAATTGTCAATGTACACTTCTGAAACGTATTGTGAAATATCTATCAATTTTTTATCAAGTAATATGTTTGGCACCCATTTTAATCCGCAGTGCACTACTGTGTTGTCATCCAACATAAAGAATCCGTGATCAATGTGTCCATAATTTTTAAACACGTTCACTGGTATGTTAGGAATAAATTTGTACGCTTTATACACTTTTTTGATCCATTCATAACCCATCTGCGTGCCAGGACCTGCAGAATTTACAATGATGCTGTCACCCAACTTGTACATGGTAGCTGTGTGCCATAATGACTGTGTACTATAAGTGTCTTTATAAACTTTATCCGATATAAACCAACTTTCTTCAGCAGTGATATTTCTTAATTGAGGGGCAGGTTGATAGTGTATTTGATAATTTTGTTCAGTGAAATATTTGAATATCTGATTGTAATTCAGCACATCCAAATACCTGTCAGAATAACTGGTATATGTTTGAGAGAATGTATTATCCATAACAAAATATTGATCACGTGGCACTATGGGACACATGGGTACAGATATTTTTAAATCTCCTATGGTTACAGGTTTATCGTATCTTAACACAGTGGGTCTAAGAACTTTTATATTAGAATCTGTAAAAAATTTTGCCAACGTATCAAGATCCTGTTTAGTTTCTTCTAGAATATGATTAAATTTTTTTAAACAAGACGTTGGTAAAAAATTATCAAGATCACCTGGTAAGTAACTGTCTCCCACTATGATCTCCTGTAATTTATCGTATTCAGTGAATATCATTGTATGAGATGTGAGTGGTTTATAAACATCTGAAGAGAGTATCTAATTGCCCCAGTTTTAGAAATTTGAGTGACAGCATGCACTTGATCACTAAGGTTAATTATAATCCTATTTTTTATTGGTTCAACAAATATTCCTTGAGTGTCATTTGCATTTTCTTTGAACACAAACAATCCGCCATTGTCCGAATCCCAGTCATCCAAAAATATGGTTATGCCCACGTAGTCTATACTGGCGTTGGCTGCTAGACTATCCTTGTGCCATGTGGCTCTGTAAGGAGCAGTGTTCACATGATATCTTAACATGCAGTCCTTGGATTTTAATCCTTCTTCCGTTAAATGTTTTTTATCATATAAATTTTTCAAAACAATATCCACAGCAGTATTTTTTAAAAGATAATATTTGCAATTCTCTATCCCAAAATGATCTGTTTCTGCCAACAATAAATTTTTATTTTCAAGACCATCACTCTCTGTTGGGGCGTGATGTTGCTCTTTGTAGAACAGTTCACAATTTTTCTGTGTGATTTCGTTGTCGATGGATTGTTTCAACTGTTCTAATGTCTGTTCATCAAAAAAATCATCTATTATTTTCATATATTGCCCAAATCGTTTGATAACACTGTAAAATACTCTTTGTCAGCATTCAAAGGCATCTGATATAGATTTTTATAATCACCTTTCTGCACCATGTACATGCTGCCATATCGATTTAGTATGGTCACTCCATTGTTTTTGAAACATGCAGTTGCCTGTTGTTGTATTTGGTCAAAATTAGTGAGTGTGTGTTCTTTCTGCAGTATATCAATGTATTTTAAAGCACTGTAGATACCTGCAAGACTGAAATTGTATGTGAAGCCGTGGTCCCAATCAAAATCTTTGGGCAGCATATCATGTATTTTTTCATTGTACAACATCATACTGAGTGGAAAATATCCTGCAGTGATGGCCTTGCCCATGGTGAATATGTCAGGTTGAATGGGCACACTTTGATATCCAAAGTATTCACCTGTTTTGCCACCACCCACAAATATGTCATCAAGTATAATCAACACATCAAACTCCTGTTGTACCTGCTGCAGTTTTTTCCAAAACTCCACAGGATTAGAGTCCATATTGCCACCATAAGAGCAGGTCTCTACAACCACAGCTATCACTTCACTCCAGTCAATATCAGCAACATCAAAAGATCTCGGCAGTCTCTGTATGGCTGAATATTTGGGTAGATTATAGAATGGATTTTTAAACAACAAATCACCCATGCTGTAATTTAAAAAAGTACTGCCATGATAACTGTCTTCAAAGCTGACTATTTTTGTTTTCTTTTTGTTTTGTTTGATGTGATGATAGGCAGCTGCCAATTTCACAGCACCTTCATTGGCATCACTGCCACTGAGAGCAAATACGCTCCTATAGCCATTGCTCATGGAATACAGAGTGCTGCTCAATTGATAGGTTGCATCATTCAATCTTAATTTTTCATAATCCAGCACTGATTCAGCTATTTCAGGTTTTTTATTTTTTATTTCACTGCACACATAATCAACTATGTCATCACGCTGGAATCCCAACACAAAACAGCCATAGTGCAGCAAGGGATCCACAATTTTACAATTGTTTTCAATCACACCAAATTGCCAGTGAGCCAATTCTTGGTGTGTGGGCTGCTGTCTACCTGGTATCAGTCCTTTGATAGTCATATTTTTAATTATAGTATTTCAAATTGTAATTGATCGTATGTGATGTCCTTAGTATTATCAAAAACTTTTTTAGTTTGCACCATGAGGCGACAGTAACCACCCGCATCAATGAGATCTTTGAAGTTGATCACTTTGCTTGCACCTTCATGATATTCTTTTCCCACATGATACACATGTTGATTAGTGCTCACAGTAATCATGTAATCATCTGATACCTTATTGCTGCCTTGCACTGGTTCATATCTGGTGATCTGCACATGACTTTGACTCAAATAGTTGACGGGCTTGATGCTCCATTTAATTTTAGCATATTCTTCCACACCATTAAAACGTATATAATAGTTAAATTCAAAAATGTTAGGTTGATTATCTACAAAATTTATTTCAGCGTGTTTGATTATAGGTAAATTTTCTTCTGCATCATTGATATTAGAAAATATCTTTTCCGAGTTGTGATACACATCTATTTTGTTGATATAATTGTGCAGCAGCATTGACATATAACGTTTGTCAGCATCTTTGGGGCATGTTATACGCACGGTTCTATTCATGGATGTGATCTTTGAAAATGTCCACAGCATCTTCAAATTGTAAATGAGAGCCATCCAACTTCAATAGGGTAAAACACAATGTCCAACGATCTTCAGTCATATTGGGGTTGAATGTGCTGTGCAGTTGACCTATGTTCATTAGACTGGGTTGATTAATCACCTGTTCATGCACTAAATCACAATCTTCTTCACGTGCTGTATAAGCATCTGTGACCACTATGTCTGGCACCAATCCCACAGCTGATATGTGACGATTGTCCGGTTTGACAGGTTTAAGATATTGAGATTGTTTCACACGCCACCATCTGGTCACACTGTTGTTAGGACCCCAAGTAAAGTTTATTTTACTGGCATTGCACAGTGTGGGCGTGTCATTGTGCATGGGTATCTTGCCGCCATTTGTGGGCGTATAAAAACCTTCTATAAGATTAGAAACTTTAACATCATGCAGTTGAATCCAATCAATAATACGAGTGTCCACATGTTTGATGTCCACCAACACTATTTCGGCATGATCCAAAGGTTTAAAACAGCTGGGCTTTTTTATTGTGAAAGGCAGTTGCAGATATCTATGAAACAAGTTCATGTTAGTAATTTTGTAGATGATCTATGTTTAATTTTTTTCTAAATTCATCTGTGAACACACAATCAATTCGTAAACCGTATTCTTGTTCACGATTGATTTCGCCACCATGCCAGTCTTCATCGTTCCAGAAAGCAGCATTAGCATTGATATACACTTTATTTTTTGTTTTAGGATTCCAAATGTAAAATCCGCGTTTGGTGTTGTGACGTATGTGTATAAATTCATTACGATGATTACTGTAGCCCTGTTGATCACCCAGTTTACCATCTAGATCTCTGTGTTCAAATGGCTGCCCATCATGTTCACAATGAAAAAATATCACTCGTCCTATTCTTGTGATAATATTTTGATCCACTAAATTTTTTACCCAAGTGACCAATCCAGGAAAGTACTTGGATTCTTCTGTGAGATGTCTTTCTGCATTTCTCTGATCCCAATCACCTTCATTCCATAGAAAATAATAGATGTAGGGATCTTTTGCTCCCATGGCTGCTTTGAGATAGCGAGTGAACTGATTGCGTGTGCGATAATCTTTGATATTGTTCATTAAATCATCTCCGTTTTGTCTAATGGGATGATCCACCGGCAGTGCTTTGTATTCTATCAATGCTTGATAGATAGGTTTCCAATTCAGCACGTAGCTCATATCTTTGACATCAAATCCAGGAGACATCCAGGTGCCTTCTTTGGCATATTCTCTGGCCAAAGCAAATCCTCTACATATTTCTGGATGTAATTTTTGAAAACCTTCTATGTCGAGATGTTGATCCAGAGCAATGTATGGTCTTCCGCCAATTCCTCTTATCATGCAAATATTTACCGTTAAATATTATCACAAAAATACATCATGACTTATAGATTGATACCATATTCTGATGGCATTGACCTTACTGCATTTTACCAAGAAGCCACAGCCAGAGGATTTCACAACAATGCCAACAAAGCTATTTTGGTTGACAGCATTGCCAAAGAAAGATTGTGGAGAGTATGGATACTGTATCACAATGATGAAATTGTGGGCACCACTGCTGCACACAGTTTTGATGAAATGGGAGAAAACAGTTTTAGAATTGCTGTGCGTACCTGTGCATTCACTGATCGCATGCCGATCAAAAGGCTGAGAACACGCACAGGAGTTGTGGAGCATCAACACGTGAGTCCGCAGTTTTTCATGACAGCTGGAATTGACTGGGCAGGCAAAGAAAAGAATTTTTATATCACATCTAATGCTAATAATTGGGGCACACAGGAAAAAGTTAATAGAACTTGGGCGCCCATATTGGCCAAGACAGGATGTCTTGAAAATGCAGGACAATTGCGTTACCGCGGAGTAGAGCAAACTGTGTGGCGCGTGAATGTGCCAGTTTTTTATGACCAATTAGAAAAATATGGCCGTTGGCCTATTGATCGGATTTTATAAGTTTAATAAACCACCCAGCAAGATCCGGCGCAGGATTGCGCCAGTCAGTTGAATGTTGATGATGATATTTGTGCCAACCTTCTCCTGCTACTATCCAAGCAATCAGTTTGTTATCAGATACTTCACCGTTGTAATGATTAAACACATTTACCACCCCTCCCATTATTACACTGAGCACTGTTGGATACACCCAAAGTGCCAAGAACAACAAAGGACTTATGAACCACAAGCACACAGCATAAGTTGAGATTAATAAAAAATAATTTTTGTGCACAAATTTGTGCTCAGGATGTTTCAAAAGGCGCACAGCATAGCGTGGCTCCACATCATACACATCAAAGAAATATCCAAAAAACACTGTCAAATGACCTTTGAATTTGGGTGAGTGACTGTCTAGTTCTGTGTCAGAATATCTGTGATGTTTGAGATGCACTGCTGTCCAAGCCACAGTGGATCCCAACGTGACCACGCTGCTGGCCCATAACAGCACATAGTGCCAGAATCTATTTGTTTTGAAACTGCCGTGGGTGAAATATCTGTGCAGTCCTATCACTTGGCCCAGCACTGCCACTGCATAGCCAGTAATTAACAGTAAAAAAATTTGCTTGATATTGAGCATGTAAAGTGATATGCACAATGCACTCCAAGATATCACGTGAAGCAGTATCAATTTTTTGCTGTCTGACATATGAACTATTTAACTTTAAGTAAGAAAATTTTTAACCATTTTGATGTGGTGATAAATATGATACATCCATGAATACAAATTTCGAATACTATTATAATCATGTGCCTGGCAAAGATCCCTCCAGAAACAATTTGATTTATACCAGTCTTATCAACAAAGATCGCACAGTGTTCGTGCAGTGGTTCCATAATGATTCTGCCTATCACAAAGGATATAACGAAGTTTTAGATCAGCATCTTATGCTGGCCAAATGGCAAAGAGAGTGCGATATGTTGAGCAAAATGCAGCACACATTTGCGGACCATGTGCCCAAAATTATTGACATTGATCATGCAGAAAAAAAAATATATTTGGAGATACAGAACGTAGATTTTTGGGAACAAAGTCACGGTAAGGAATTCACACAAGTGTTGCCAGACTGGCAATCACAGATGTTGGAAATTATACAAGCACATCAGCAACTTGGACTTTACAAATACAGTCTACACCCCAGCAGTTATTTTATAGTGAATGGCAAGTTAAAAAGTATCAACTATTTTTTTTGTTATCATGAGGATGAACCTGCAATTACAGTGCAAGATCATCTCAGCCACATATCACACAATCGAAGACAACATGTGTATGATCATATGGCACGCATGGGTATCAATGTGAATCAACCCACTGATTATAAAAAATTGCAAATATTATGTCTAAAAAGTTTTAGTGATTGTTATCCTAAACAATTTATAGACCAAGCAATCAAGTTGTTTCAATAATATGCAAGACATTAAAACTACAAGCCTGTGTGAAATTTGTTACAGACATGTGCCTGCTGTGAGAGAAACCAGAGACAGTGGTGTGTATTTGTATAAAACATGTCCTGAACATGGCAGTCAATGTATTGAGATAGAAAGAGACATAAATTTTTATCAACAATTACACTATGATACCATGGGTTACAGCATACCACAGGGCATCATGGTGGAAGTCACAGACAAGTGTAATCTCAATTGTCCACATTGTTATCATAAACCTGACAACAAACATTCAGACAAACCTATAGAACAGATACTGCAGCAGATCGAAACAAAATTTGATGCTAGTGCTGGTGCAGTGATACTTGCAGGAGCTGAACCCACAGTGAGAAAAGATCTTCCTGAACTCGTTAGGAGTATCAAAAAATTACTGCATGAATTGCAGAGACCCACGGACGTGTGCATATTAACCAACGGAGTTAAACTGCATGACAGAGCATGGGTAAAAGAAATAGCACAAGCAGGCACCACCATGGTAATGATTGGATTGAATCACCACACATATCAAGGAGATGTAGTGCATCAAAAGCAGTTGCAAGGCATAGACAACTGCATAAAAGAAGGAATCTTTGTGTACTATGTGGGCTACACTGTGGAAAAATTAGAACATCTGCCTGATGTGCTGGAAGAAATTCAAAGATTGGGGCATAGAGCATGGCAGTATCGAGTGAGAGCAGGCAGTGACATTGGAAGATCTCCAGACGAACCTCGTTTTTATCTCAGCGATCATGTGAAAAAAATAAAACAATATGCAGATCATAAAGGATGGCTGTGGGAAAAAAATCCAGCCGATGATAACTTGTATCATTATATGGTCAACATAAATGGATTAACACATAGAATAATACAGTGGAGTGATGTGAAAAGTATAGATTTGGAGCAATTGCAGTGTGGCCCTTGGTGCGATTTTGTACCGGGTAAACCAGTCACAAATTTTTTACATCAGATTATGTTGCGTGATGCTGCTGTTAACAAGAAACAAAAATTATTTGACACTGTGCCTAGCAAATACGAATTCAAACCTTTCCTAAATCAAAGACCAAAAACCAATTGGACCGGACACAGTTGGGCAGATTATAAAGAATTGCAGAAAAAGTCTATACGAATTTGACAAACTGATGGGCTAGCACATCGAATGCAAACCCAGTGCCAGCTGCAAATGTGGCAGGTGTGGTCACTCTCAATCTAACATTGGCTCCACTCACATCTACTGTGACTGTGGACACTGAGTTGGTTCCGTTGAAAGTGGATTGAATGGTTGCTATGGAGGCTGCTGCTGCAGTATTCACAATTAAAAATTCTCCAATGAAAGTGTCATTGGCGCTGTAATGCACGCGAAGAGTCACTTTGGCTGATCTATAAAGTGCGTGAGGATATTCAAAGGCTGTGTAGGTTTCAGAAGTAGAGCTGACTGCTTGTGTATATGATCCGTCAAGTATGGAGATTTTTACTCTCTCAATATTGTCCACTTGCAGAGCTATACTTTCTTCCACTGATAATCTCTGAGTGGGAGTGGCAGTACCTATTCCAAAGTTACCAAATGAATCTAAGATTGCAGTGAATGTTGTGGTGCCACCATCAGGAGTGGTAAAAAATCCCACTGTGCCTGGCACTGCGCCTGGCGCTACTGGATTGCCGCTGTCTGCTTCCACAGATGCAAATAATCCGCTGCTTACTCTATAGGCTGTGCCGTCATAGCCCAAAAATGTCATGCCACCTATTGGATCACCTTGTGTGAGAATTGTGGGCACATTCAAAGTGCCTCTGCTGGCTTCAATTTCTATAGCGTCTGAAGACACACCATCTGTCAGAGCTGACACTCTAATGGATTTGTTTGTGAGCACTGGTGCTTTTATTCTTAGGCCTACACCGTTGGCAGAATCATTCACCCCAATCTGCACAGTGTCTAAAGCGCCTGTCACAGTGACCACATTGTTTTGAATCACCACACTGCCATTGGAGAAATAATCCGTTGCAGGATTGGTGCTCAATAAGAGCGTGCCTGCGGTGTCGTAGATGTCTGCTTTGATTCTTTTGGTTATGCCATCCACCATCACTGTGGAGTCATCTCCAAACACTGACCCTTTAAGATCACCTGATACATCACCACTTACATCGCCTGTTAAATTTCCTGTGACGTTGCCGGTCACATTGCCTGTCAAATTGCCTGTGACATTGCCTGTGATTGCTGCAGTCACAGTGCCGCTGGCATTCACATTGGTGAAAAAACCATTGTTCCAACGCAGTGCTGATGTGCCTAAAGTTCTTGTGTTGTTTGCATCTGGAGTGATGTTGCTGGCTACTCCTGTGAATGACACAGTGCCTGTGTCCACTGCCACGCCGCCCACTGTGGAACCATCACCCACGTACAACTCTTTGGTATCCGTGGTGTAGATCAGTTCTCCTTCTGCTGGAGTTATGCCTAATCGCTGTGCATCTGTGCCGCGTCTAAGTTTGAATGCCATATGTTTCTTGTGTAAATTACAATGTATTTATGCTGACTACTAGCAATGCAAACCGTTTGATCTTTACTTTTTTAGGAACTTTTTGGTGCGTTTTTCAATGTCCTGTTTAACTTTGTCAGTATCCAATCTAAAATCCACACTTTTAATGCTTTTGCTGTAGTTTTTAAACAGCTCATTCAGTGTGTCTTCCAGGTTTTCTTTCTCCTGTTTTTTGTGGTTTTTTTTCACTTTGATGTCCCATTTTTTCCCATCATTGAATGTGACTTTGATGCTGAGCAGATACTGTATGGGAATGGCCTTAACAGTAACTTCATTGAATACGTCAGGCCATTTGTCCACCACATTCTTCGGCAGTTGTTTTTTGTCAAAAAGCACCACAACTGAGCCTATTCTGTAGATTCTTTTGATTTTGCTTTGAGCTCGTCCGCTTGTTTTCTCAATCTAGCAGCTTCCTTGTACAGTCTGTCAGCATCACTTCTCAATTTGGCTGCCAGCTGATCATCAGTCATCACAGTTTCGTTCTTCAATGATTCCAGCACTGGATTCACTATGCGTTTTGCTTGTGAATTGGCTGGAGTTTCTTTGTCAGCAGTGATGGCCAGTTCAGCAATTTTTAAACCTTTTTGCTGAGCTATGGCAGCATTCAAAGCATCCAAACTGATGTTGGTGACTGGATTGGGAGTCATTTCTATTTCGTTGGCTTTGACTTTTTTCATCAATCCTTTCACATGAAATCTAGCCAGCATGATGGAACCATCACCCAGTGAGGTACGGGCCATGGCTTCGGCCAATTCATACGAACTTTGACTGGCAGAGCTGTGTATCAGGTCCATCAATCTTGTATGCTCGTCTGTGTCCAATTCACTGGTGGGTACCACCAATGCGTATTCTGGATCACTGGGCAGCACTCTATACACCACTCCCACCACTTCTTTGTTGTGTTTGAATCGGCCCAAATGTTTGACTTCAGACATTTTTATTCTCACTTCCTGCAGTGGTTGCTGCGGGACCAGTGGTTTTGGCTGCTGCTGCCTGCTGTGCTTGAATAGCATTGAGAAATGCTTCCAATTTGTTGTAGGTGGTGCCCACAGCCTGCATTTCGCCTGCCTTGAAAGCGCCCCTTTGTGATGCCACATCTATGATGGCTTTGATTGTGTTAAGATCCTGCACAGTGAGATCACTGGCTGCACCAGCTGGTGGTGTGGCTGCTTTTGGCATGACCATACTAGTGGTTGCAGTAGGATTCGCTGCAGGATTTTTATTTTCGATTGTCATTAGAGTTACTCCTTGTTTGTATATACGAAATTATTTAACTTCGTAGTATGTGTGGGCAACTCAAACTGAATATTGTGACTTCTTTTGGATCTTCGAAACCAATTTTTATTGCGTACTCTGCTCGTTTTTCTTCTGTGTTCACCAGCACTTTGCCAATAAAAAATCTACTCTTGAGATTGTTGTAGATCCATCTGCTGACTTTTTCTTCCACAGAGTAATCAAATTTGATTTCAATTATTTTGAAATGAGGCAGACACTTTTTGGTTCGTCTAGTACCAAAAAAATTATGTGGATTTGGTTCACCTGTTTTCTGCAGCATCTATTCCTCGTAGTTGACGCTGACTCCAAACGGTGCTTTGATCTTCTTTTCAAATGGATTATTGATGATAAACAGAGTGTCACAGTAGTCTGGATCACCCCAACTGCCCCAAGGTAAACCATCAGTGAACACTATGAGTTTTTTTGGCATTATGTTGTTTTCTTTCATGTAGTCCCAATTGGCCATGAATTCAGTGCCCCCACCACCTTCTAATTTGTATTTGGATATATCATCATCATATGGAGTAAAATCTTTTTCATTATAGATTTCAGTATCGAAAGTCCAAACTTTAATCTTGTAATCTTTGTATTGATCCATGATTCCTTTTACTTCAGTGAGGAAAGTTTTCAGTTGATTGTTGTCTATGCTGCCGCTGGCATCTATTGCCACACAAATATCTATGGTGTTTTCAAACTGTGAACCTGGCAGTACCACATTGGTGTGCCAGCCCTTTCTGCTGGGTCGAGTGAAACTGTAATCGCTTTTGATTGAACTTTGTATTTGAGTTTGTAGTAATTCTCTCCAACTCATTTTAGGGTTAGTTAGATTTTCTACAATTCTTTGTATTTCAGCAGGTAGATTGCCTGCACCAGCTGCTTGTGCAGATTGCAGTATGGAATCTTTTATTTCGTCTCGAATCTTTCTCAGCTCTTCTTTAGAGTAAGCTGGTTTCTTGTCACTATCGGGCTTGGAATTCTTTCCATTTTGTTTTTCCCAGTCCACATGTTCATCCAACAGTTGTCCCAGTTTCTCTAATTGTTTGTCATCATATTTTTTATACAATTCATCATAAACTCTTTCAGAACTCCAGCCTTCATACTTGAAGTCTTGAAATATAGGAATTTTTTTAGGCTGCTTGCCTATGTTATCACGCACCAATGTGTTGTTTACCACATAATCACAGGCCACATTGTAGATGTTTCTATCTCTGTCTTCTGCTCTTGTGATATGATCAAACACACAATGCAATATTTCGTGAGCAATTACAAATTCGATCTCTCTCGTATCAAGTTTATTAAAAAATTTTGTGTTGTAATACAGATTTCTACCATCTGTGGCAGCAGTTGGACACCATTCATCACATTCTTGAATGCCCAATCTTGTTGCCATGTTGCCGAAAAAAGGATGTCTCAGCAGTAAACCAATTCTTGCTACAACAATTTTATCTAGTACTTCTTCCTGTAGTTTCGAAAGTTTTTCTTTTTTATTCATAAGTGCCATCTTTAAATGCGGGGTATGTGTTCACACCCCGCAAGCTGATTTACTCAGTAGTTTTTTGTGCGGCAATGACATACTTGCCGTACTTTTCATGGAACTCATCGAAGCACTTGATACTGTCTGGATCAATTGGCAATTGATATTGTGTCAATGCCACCTTGATACCCATGACCACAATTTCTGTGTCAAAGTTATCCATAGCAAATCTAAGAAATCTATTGACTTTCTCATTAAATTTCTTATCTTTCTTATCACTTGCTTCTTTCAGTTCGTAGCACAATGAGACTGTCAAGGAATACATGGCACTGATTTCTCTAGTCTTCATTTTTTCCACCTTACCCAACAGTATGTCCGAAGGATTAGGTAGATCTTTTGCTACTTTCCTGTGAGCCATGAATTTTACTGCTAATCCTTCGCCCACCGCACCGCTCACTAGGTCCGATGTGACACTCTCATCAATTTCATCTGTAAGTAATTCACTTACAAATGTCCAACTGCGTGGAGTTGCAAAGGATCGACCCGAATTTTTAGGGTCGAAATCATATAAATCTTTCTTACTGAATGTGAGAAAACCCACCACATCCTTGTGTATGTTGTGTGACACAGCCCATTGAAACCAGTCTTCAAAATCCACTTTCATTTCAATGTGTATGAATCTATTGGCTAAAGGAGCTGGCATTCTGTACACAATACCCCTGTCAACTTCTCTGTTGCCTGCTGCAATGATAACCACATTGTCAGGCAATTTGTATGTGCCCACTCTGCGATTCAATATCAATTGATAGGCAGCTGCCTGCACAGCAGGTGCTGCTGAATTCATTTCGTCTAAAAATAATATAATTTGTTTGTGTTTCTTTGCCACTGATTCGTTTGGCAATTCACTTGGAGGCGCCCAAACCATTTGTTTGTCATTGGAATCAAAATATGGAATGCCTTTGATATCTGTGGGTTCCCACAGACTCAATCTTATATCAATTACATGAGCTTCGATTGCTTCTGCTATTTGATGCACAATATCAGACTTGCCTATGCCTGGTGCTCCCCATAAAAATATAGGTCTTCTCTTTGTGATTGCGTGTCGTATGCTGTTTTTTGCCTGATTAGGTCCTAACTGCCTAACCGCTAAACTGTCTTTATCTTTTGCCATGTTGCTCCTTGTTAAATTATATACAGTATAGCATCACCCTATGTCAAAGTCAAACTATATTGTGTCGAAATATGAATTTTGTGGATAAAAAAAGTCAACAAAATCAATGATGTATTATTCAACAAAATAGCGGGTCACTCCTGTGTGAAAGGTCTTTGCATGGCTTTCACCAGTCCATACTTTCTTATATCACCTGAAAACAAGTGCAATTCTATGGCTTTTTTTTCATTGGTAACTATGATTCCATCTGCTGCCACATAATAAGGGCAATCAATGAATTTATCTAGAAACAATATGACCTGAGTGGTGATAGTGAAATCTTGTGGAAAAGGCACATCATAGGTTTGCATGTCCAGTTTGTCTGTGATAAATTTAAGGCCTTCTTCAGACAACCTCAATCCACCATGCTGTTTGGATTTGGCACTACGCCACCATTTTGGCATATATTCCGCCAATGAATTGTCAGTGACAGATATGTTAGCTTGTGTGAGAAATATTTTAGTGTAGGTGCTTTTCCAGTCCATTATTTTTCAGTCACAGTCTCGCCCTTGTTCAGCTTGACCACCGAAAAATCCTGCACATTGAATAGAGTGTTCAATTTCTTAGCAAGGTTAAATGCATGACCTGGATTGCTGAAGGATACTTTTTTGTACTTGGGCCCTGGATAGTTGGTGGTCACGTTGGACGATTTCAAATTGAAAGGCTTGTCCTTGTAAAACACTGCCCAGATGGCTTCTGCTTCCAAAATCTGTTCTGCTTTGTAGTCTTTCTTGTTTACATTTTCCAAAAGAACTACTGGTTTGGGTCTACTCATATTTTCCTTGCATGTGTGAGTTATACACATATATTTATCTGTCTTGTACCAAAAAAAATAGTGTTTAAATCAATTATAAAGCCAATACAAGGGCAATAATAGTGGCTGCTAAGGCCCACATACACACAGGATAAAAAAGTGCAACTTTGATGTCTATTTGATATTGTTGTAGATTTTCACCAAAAATGTCTGGTGCTGCAGCATATGGATTGAAGTTATTGTCGGGCAGATTTGTTGATGCCAACTGTTCAATTTCTTTGTCAGTAATCACAGTTTGCCACCATCCATTTGTATTTGTATGGTGTCTTCTTTGTCTTTTTTAGCCAGCAATTGTTCATAATCACCTGCTAATCTGCTCATCACAATGCCTAAGGTGTAGGCCACGCTTTTTGCAGATTGAATATCCAATCTGATCTCTTTTTGTTGACTTTGATCTGCTGCTTTGATCTGCTGTATCAGCTGCTGCAGCGGCGCTGTGTTAATTGGTTGTGTCATTGTTGTAAGTCTCCTGTTTGTTGGCACTGCTCAATTCCTGTCGCATTTCCAACACAGTTTTGAACGGGCCTTTGTTGGGATATCTTTCTATGGTGACCAATTTGGGGCAGTAGCTCTTGACCCAACCTTTTTCAAACTTGATTATGTAGTAGCCAGCACAGTATAAAGATCTTGATTTTTTACTCTTGGTGAACAATGGCAATTGTTTTTTGACATCGAATATAGGATTGCATGGTTCAAATCTTGTGGGATATCCATACACCACATTCTTGTCCACTATTTCTGCTGTGGCCAAGTGTCCAGTGGTGCCCCACAGCCAATCATTCTTGAATTCCTGCTTGAGTTGTTGCTCATTATCAAACATTCTGGTGCCTGTGGCACAACTGAACATGTATCTATGATCGTCCTGTCTGCACAAAGTGCCTAATTTTTCGCCATTGGATTCCACTATCCAGAATTTACCTTCCAATATGGGTTTTGCTACCACTGTCATGCTACCACTCCCTGTGTTTGTTGATATCTTGCATTCAATGGTTCAGCATACTGTTGAGCATTTTCTGCTATCTTAACCATGTCCCATTTGGCACAAAATCTCATTAACTTGATACCTACTTGGTCCACGGACTTTGTTTTTGCATTTTCTATCACTGTGTTTGCCATAATATTTTTAATCTCCTCTGGTTGTGATTTGAGATCACATAATACAACGTTTCTGTTGTAATCATCCAACACTCTGTGCTCAATGCCTTCATGATCCAACCATCTCTGCAACATCATGTTGTTCCAACTGAACCCTTTGGTTTTTCTATCCGCAAATGCTTCTGCCAGTCCCACTCTATTTTTTGTGCCTTTGGTCCTTACACCAGGAAAAGCACTAAAGATATTGTCAGTGGAGTCACCTCTCATGCATTTTTCAAACAATAACCATTCAGGATCTGGTGCTGCTTTATTTTCACCAGTTTTTTTGTCAATCACGTGTTTACCCTTGTGATCAAAATATCCTTCTTTACTAATGGTGATTTCTTGCACTCCATTGTATTGTTTTACATTGTCACAGATCAATTGAGCGAAATCGCTGTCAGTGCTCACAATCACATGTTGATCTCTAGGATGGGCCTGTATCCAAGCACTGATGCAGTCATCTGCTTCCAATCTAGTGTTGTGCAACACTGTGCAGTTGGTTTTAGATTGTATGTATTCTTTGAATGAATCAAATGTTTCCCAAAATAATTTTTCTTCTTCCTGTTCACGCGGAGTCAGTGCTGCTCTAGCATCGGACCTGTTTCTTTTGTAAGGAGGATAAAAATCCTTACGCCAACTGCGACCTTCCATGCAAAAAACCACATGACTGCCATTGAAATCTTTCCAAGCCTTTTTGATACTGTTCAAAGTAATGTGTATAGCCATTCCAATTTTGCTGTTGATATCACCTTCTACCACATGGCGTGCTCTAAAAAAAACGTTGGCTAAATCCACCAGTATGTAACTCATTAACTAACTTCTGATCTATCCTTGCCAAGTTTATTGACATTGATATAACCAGCTCCTCTTGTGGTGTCTTGACCTTGTTCATTCAGCACATTTCTTGTGACATCTTTGAACCAGCCTTCCACTATCTCTTCGTTGGTTTCACCTTTGTATCCAGCATCCAACAAGTCTTCTATGAAGGCGTTGTTCCAATCCAGTTCAAAAAAACCATTGCGTATGTTTTCTTTGTTCAAGTGTGTCTCCAGCACTGCTACCCAAGGTTTGCCTGCTTTGGTTGCTGCTTCTTTTTCAGCCATCAAAAGTTTGTGTCTATCAGTTTGTGGCACAGTTTTGTTTCTTTGAAAAATTTTCTTTATTTTATCTAGCATATTGTCCTCCTATGTTCCCCATGCATTTTTAAACAATGGCACCTGCAATCTGTCACTGTATCTGTAACCCATCTTCATTGCCATCTGAGCCACTGCGCGATTGTTCATGTAGTACACATTTTCTACTCCGCCCACTGGCATTAGATACACTGAGCCATTGAATCCTTTTTTTCTATACATATCTGTGACCTCAACAGCTTCATGCACATCATCAATATTGGCCACCACATATTTCAAATATGCGTGTCCCACTGATTGGTATTCAGCAATCACATCAGGTTTGATTGCGTCTTCTCTCTTTTCACCACTCACACTCAATTTAGCACTGACAGAAAATGTAATAGACTCTCTAGTTCTTCCATTTTTGTTACTCCATTTTATGAGATAATCTTTGAAATCTTTGTGTAGAGATTGAGTGCCATTAGTTTCAAATGTGATTTCTTTCAGCGGCTGCATGTGTTCATGTTCCAAAAGATCTGGATAGCTCTTCTGCCATCCCAGCAATGGTTCACCACCTGTGAATATGAAATGTTCATCCTGCCAACGATTGTTGGGCAATAAAGCCATTGTTCTTTCAGCTATGACATCTGATTGCAGCAGTGGTGACAAATGTTTGAATCTTGGATCCCAAGAAGCATAGCTGTCACAACCTGTGTCCACCAAAGGCAGTTCATTGTAAGTTTTAAATTTGTCTATGTCTCTGTGCACCAAATCATTCTGTGTGCTGCGTTCACCTTTGGGCATGCCGAATCCAGCACAGGTGAAATTACAGCCGAAAGTTCTCAAGAACACACTGGGCACACCCATGTATCGGCCTTCACCCTGTATGCTGTAAAACAATTCTGCCACTTTGATCTTGCTCATTATACCAGTTCTTCTAACACTCCCAACAGTTCAGCTGTGATAAACAGAGCACCGGCCCACACAAACATGCCAAACACTAGACTGATACCTGCTATAATTCTTATTCCACTTTTTACCAATGAAATATAAAAATGTCCGTTGCTGATAGATTTAGGTTGTGCTTTCATTTTTTATTTCTCTCAATGGTATTATTGTGGACGAATCAGTGTAATCATTACCTGAATCTTGATAATCTCTATTCACTATTTCTTTAATCAACATACCATTTTTTACCTTGTATGTGATCAGTTCCTGTTTGATTACTCCGGTTGTATCACCTTCAAATGCTGCGTAGAATGGTCCATCTTTATTCATATGTGTCTCCTATCTTGGTGCAAATTGTTGTTGCAAATTAATATTGTCCATGAATTCTTTTTTAGTACCAACATCATCTTTGAAAGCTCCTTTTAACACAGTGGTTTGTGTGAGTGAACTGTGTGCCATTATGCCTCTATTTTCGCAACAGCCATGTGTGGCCTGTATGTACACTCCTAAATCTTTAGCCCCAGTGGCTTTTTGTATTTCGTCAGCGATGCTGTTGCACAGTGCCTCCTGCAGTGTGCCTCTCCTAGCACACCATTGTGCTATTCTTGTGTATTTGCTCAATCCTATCACTTGACCGTTGGGTATGATGCCAATGTATGCCACACCATTTACTGGTTGATGGTGATGACTGCACACAGATTTTAATTCAGAACGTATCACCAGCATTCCTGTGTAGGCGTGTTCACCCACATTGGGGAACGCAGTGGCATCTGGTCTCGATTCATATCTACCACTCATTAACTCTGTGAGATACATTTTGGCCAATCGCTTGGCAGTGTTTTTGCTGTTGGGATCATTATCTGTGTCAATCACAAGACTGTTCAACACTGATGCGAAAGACTGAGCCAATTCTTGTTCTAACAATGGCAGTTCTCCCTGCTCTATGTGTGCTGCAATGTTGTCATTGGCATGAAATTTAGCTCCAGCCGCAGTCAATCTTTGTTTGATCTTTTCAGATACTTTCATAGTAATGTTTATACCCTGTTATTTTAACAGATATGCTCCAGTTTGTCAATTATTTCCAACAGTAGTTTTTGGTTACCCTCCTCTGTGTAATGATTCACATCACCTCTGTATTTAGGCCACAGTGCAAAACATTCCATCTTGTGTTTCTCTATAGACCAAAATGCAGCATCAACAAAATGATCCACAGCCAAATAAGGCACAGTGATCAAACGATTGATCTCCTGTCTCAACAGGCTGTAGATGTGTTTTTGATACTGGTCATCATAGTGATGCTTGAACCAATTTTTGGCAGCTTTCAGTGCGGGATTGAACCAATCACTTTTGGCTGCAATGTCTGTGTAGATGAGATCACAGTCTTTGTGCAGTCCTGTGGTGTGTATGGGATGATGTCTGGTGTGTACTCTGCTGACACTGGTGTGACACACAATTACGGCATTGTACAATGACATATCCTGCTGTCTAATCTGTTGCAATATTTTATATTCTCCCACGCCTGCTTGTGCCACGTTGGTCACTTCAAATTTTTCTTTCAACAGAGTGGGCCAACCAACATTGCTGTTGGGCCAATCGCAGGCAAAACTATCGCCTGCTATGAGGATTTTTGATTTTTTAGCCATGGTATAAATTTAGTTGCAATCAACTGGTGATATTCTTTGTTGTAATGTTCTTGATCACTAATAAAATACTTGTTGTGATCAATATTTTCTGATTTGAAATACTCTTCTATGGACATAGAAGATATAACAGTGTGGTTCAGTTCACCATAGTAGTTGTAATTGTTAGGTAATTTTTGCCTTTCTCTCATGTTGAAAAGATAGCATTTGATATTTCTTTTTTCACACAGACTGTTCCAAATGTATATGTTTTTGTAAAATTCTCTCTGTTCCAAATGTGTGTTCATTTCAAAAAACATTTTTACCTGCATATATGTGTGTTTGCGCAGGTCCGGAATCATCAATCCTTTTTCATCTGTGTAGCTGATGCCTACAAAATTTTTATAGTCATCCTGTGTGGGCTTGTTGAACAATTGAAATTTATCACCTTTAGTGGTGAGATCCACGTAGATATCTACATTGTGTTTGCCAGCGTGTCTCCATGTGCCAGAAGATGTAAAAAATAATTGCTTGGTGAAATAATCTACTGGTATGGAATCCGTAGACAAACTGCCATCAAAAGCCAACATGAATCTATTGAAAGCACTCATCAACACAAAAATTTCATCTATATCATTGTATTTTTTCAACATGGCATAGATCCAATCTGTGTAGGCACTGTTGGTGGTGCCTGGCATTGCATACACCACTGTAGGACGATTGTTGTTTTCTATGCTGTATAATTCAGCATAGTTGTTGTCCTGCCATAAATCATAACTGCCCGGGCCCACTTGATTGGGTTTGGTCACATACCCACACACATGACTGTCGCCTATGAACAAACTTCTACTCATGTGCAGTGTAATCTCCTTTGCCGGGTATCACATGTCTCACTCCGCCTTTGGGATTTTCACAATCTCCTTTGCGTCGTGGAATCAGATGCACATGCGGATACATGCATGTCTGCCCTGCTGCTGTGCCCATGTTTATGCCAATATTATAGCCATCGCAGGTGCCTTTCTGTATGTTTTCATTGGCCACCTTCAGTGCCAAATCAAAACATTTCATTAGATTTTTTTGATTTACCACTCTGGGCACTATCAATGAATGCCCCGGGGTCACCGGATAACCATCTTCAAACCACACACAGTCTTTCAATTCAAACAGTATTTTGGACCATGGTGCTCTGCCCTCCTGCTGAGCTTTTTGCAAAGTGTCTTCTTTCATCACCATTGCTCCCAAGGAAACACTATCCAGCGCGGATCTTTGACCTTGTCTATGTCGTAACCTTTGTAATCCAATTGTTGACATTCACTGTGTATATTATGCAGCAAAACACCAAACTTCAGACGGTCAGGTTTGCCAAAATTTTCTAAAATGTAGTTAAAAGTCGATCCTGTGTCATTGATATCATCAACAACTAATATTTTTTTCTGCCAAGCATATGCTTTTTCCAGCGCTGAAAGATCAGGTTTAATGTTGTGATCCCTAAGAGCTACATTCAATGTCACGTGTGGCACATTAAGTCTGTGTGAAAGGTAAATGCCTGGTATGCAGCCACCTCGATTGATGCCCAAAACTATTTGTGGCATTTGATCACTTTGAGAAATCTGTTGCATAATGTTCTCCAGTGCTTGGCGCATCTGTATGTGAGTGAAGTAGTTCTTATTGATTATTTTTGTTTCTGGATTCATAGTCATCTACACATATTTCATAAAGTGTTTTAAACTTTTCAAAAACTTTTTCAAAGCTCGGATACAGTTCGCACATTTCTTTGATCTTGTGTACACTAGGCAGTATGTCCACCCACAATTGAGGCAATTGATAATCTGCAAAATGCACGCCCTTCATAGCGTCTGCTTCGAAATCAATTGTGCCGCCGGACAGGTTCACTTGATTGGTGTAGGGCACTGTGATGCTGCTTGTGCCTAATCCAGACACATTTGCACTCCAAGTGGTAGTGCCTACGTTTATATCCAGTGGTGCAGTAAAAGTTTGGGACTCATCAGACATTTTGAATCACCTTGTACAACAGTGTGCCACTGAAAAATTTATGTTCTAATTCTAATTTCTGCTTCCATATCATGGGCGCATGTTTTTTGTAATTTTCAATATAGTCCACTATGACTGATTTGATCAATTCTTTGTGTTTGAAATAACCTTCTTTGGTCAATGTCCATTCGCTGGGATATTTGAAGTTGCTCAAAGCCATTTCTTTGTAGCTCAATCTATTTGGTATCATAGGAATCACTCCCAACACACAACCTTCATACCAACTGATGCCTAACGTTTCTTGGAGATTAGCACTGAATATTATTTTTGCTTTTGCCAGTAAATTATGATAATCATTTTTGTTTTGACACACATCAAGACATGTGATAAAACTGTATTTGGGTAACTCTTTGCTAAGATCCATAAAAATGTCATGCTGTTTTTCTGGAGCCAGTCTGTGTGGAAACAATATGATGTTTTCTTTGGTAATATTCTTGTATGTGGTAAGATCATCATCTAGATATTCCATAGGCCAGCCCACTCTGTACATTTTATTTTTTTCTGCCTGAGGAAAACTCTGTAAAAAGAGCTCTATGTGAAACTCAGTAGCAAAAAAATTATGATCAAACGCATTGAACATGGCTATCTCAGACTGTCTTACCCAAGGCTTGTCGCCTATCAATCTACCTAAGAAATCTTGAGGATCATAAGAACCTGCATGCCACATGCCCCCTATTTTGATCTTGATATTCAGCAGCTCTGCCATGTATTTCAATTGCAGTACTGTGGGATTCCATGCATCAGTGTATAGGAAATAGTCACCAGACTTGATTTCATTACGGCTAAACAGTTCAGCTATCTTTTGTATCTGTTTGGCTTTGTACACGTTGGTGTATCCAAAATTCAAAAAAGCACCTGGTGAAGCTGATTTCACACTGTCACCTCCACTGATCACCTGCACAGTCTTACCACAATGTTTCTTCAACTGCAGAGGCAGATGCTTTTTCCACTGTTTAGTGTATCTTGTTTCTACTTCTTCCAGATCAACCACATATATGGTCATATTTGCTCCTAATTCAATGTGACTGCATCAGCTTCAAATGTAATGCAGGCTCCATTTTCACCATCTTCACTCACGTCAATGATGATTTCTCTATTGGGATATCGTTCACTGATTTTAGCGTGCAGTTCAGTGGCCATCATTTCACAACTTTTATAATCTAAATTTAATATTTTTTCCTGATAATGTTTTAGCAGCCAACGTTTGAATTGTATGAATTCTATTTCTCTGTCATCGTGAAACACTTCAATTGCCACACGAAAATGAAACATGTGTCTGTGAGGATATCCTAAAAAACTCACATCATATTCATCACCCGTGGCCAATTTGGGGTCAGTCAGTGCAGCAGGATATTTGTGTATGCCTTCTTTTTGGAAAGTCACCCATATTTTAGATTTCACATTCTTGTTCATAAATTAAAGGCTTTTATTATAGCAATATTTTCATTCATTGTCAACTTTGACTTCAAAATCACCTTTGTAATCACTCCAGTCTGTGTACTGTTCTTTTTGCATCAGTTCAGCCAAATTATGTGTCCAAACTCCAGTGTTGGTGGCTCCCCAAGTGATATCATCCAGTTTGATAGTTGAATTTTTCAAAAGTTCAATGTTGGGCAATTTTACCGAAATCATACTGATAAAATTATTCTGCTTGATCCAAGATTTTTTGCTGATTTCATGTGCATATTTTACATCATAATCTAATGTCACTGTGAGTCCGCTGTGCAGTAGATTGTGTATGAGATTGTTCCAATCTTGCCAGTCCGATTCATTTTCTGGATTGAAACTTTGACTGGTTCCCAAATAGATGTGTTCCACATGTGTTCTATTGGCATATCTAATGATGTCAGATAAGGATTGCAGTCCCACCACAAACAGTGTCATCTTGCCTTTCATTTGTGTATTTTCAATCTCTTTACCCACAAAAAATTTAATTTTTTTTCTTTTGTCTGTGTTTAAAATCATTGTTGTCTCCAATCTATATAAGCTCTGTTGAATCCTGGACGTCTCTGTACACTGTCAGCAAACGCCTTCTGCCATTCTTTGTGCCTGTTATAGCCTTTACTCCAAAACTGTGCCACATCAATTACTCCTGTTTCAATCAACATTACTGCTTCACGCATGCACTCTATAAATTTTTTATTTCTTGGACTAGGAAAACCCACAGTGACAGCATGCCACAAAAGATTGCCTAATTTGCTGTTGATTGCATGTTCTTTTTCAGCAGCCACAACATAGAACGCTTCTGCATTGAAATGATCTCCCTCAAACATTTCATTGCGTGTGTTGAGATCAAACACTAGATCAAAACGACCTTCTAATTTTTGTGTGAGTTTTTCTCCCCAGAATTCTTGATTACTGTTGCCCAACACAGTGATGTCTGACTGTAAATTTTTATGTTTCATATACTTGTACAGCACAGATGCCAGAAACCCACTGCCTATGATCAAACATTTCACCTTGTTGTGCAGTTTGTGTCTTATCTGAGTTTCAAATTGTTTCACACAATTGATTGCACATGCCACAGGTTCCACAATATATTTAGGATCAGCTGCAGGCACTTTCACGTATGTGTTGTGTTTGCAATTGTAAACATCAGCATATGCAGGTTCACCTCTAGTTGCCACAACGTCTCCCACAGATATGTCTGTGACTTTGTCACCTATTGCTGTGACTTGTGCCAATCCTTCATGACCTTGCATGTGCAATGGCAACAGTTTAAAATTGCCCAACATCATATCAATATCACTTCTACAGATACCAGTCATAATGTTTTGTACTTGTATTTCTGTACTTTCTATGGGTGGTATTTCTATCATGGTTTCATGAAATTTTCCATCACCATATGTGCATAAAATTTTAGTTTTCATCATGCAGTCCTTTCATGTATCCACACATCATAATTAAACTGTTTTTGCCAAAAGTCTTCATTGTCCACCTGTGTGAACACATCTTTAATCATTTGTTCATATGCTGCTTCTGGACAAAGTCCGAGATCAAAACTTTTCACTCGCTCTCCTCTTTGATAACAATGTATGCCAATGTCTGTGATTTGTTTGCTGCGCCAATCTGCTGTGAGTTCATAAGTTTTGTTGCCATCAGTCAAAGTAATTTCAGCAAAATCATCCACATCATACACACCCTCTTGATTCACAGTGCCATATTGCGTGTTTAAAACATCTTGCAATTGCCACCTTTGTGTTTTTGTATTTTTGGTCACAGTAAAATCTTCATATGTGTTTGGATTCAAACCAATGAATATGCTCAAGAGATGCGGCATCAAGTCCTTGCTGACTCCACCAAAAGCTAATTTCTTATTTGTGAACCATCCACCAGGAGAAGGCACTCTGTTTTCATTGATCCAATTGATCTTGATCAAATCAGCTGCCTGTGTGCGCAATCTAAATTCTTCATTGTAGCTCCTCCACATGTTATTTTTACACATCATAAATCTCACATTAGGATAACCAGCTTTCAAACCTTTCCAGCGCTGGCTGTTCATCACCCCTGGTTTTTCCACAAACACAATCCTGCTGTGTTTTGCCATCAGTTGTGCTATGCTGTCGTGTGTGCTGTTTGGAGTGCAGATAAAAACAGCATCCAATTTAGGATGTGCATACACCGCAGTGGAAAGACTGGTGAACGTGGCCTGTTTGCTCTGATCTGGATCCATTGTGAACACTTTGTGACCCAGTTTGGTCAGTGCCTTTTCATACAACCTTCCTATGCCTAAACCAATTACTAATGTTTTCATATATCCAATTGTTTTTTATATTCTTCTATCTGTGTTTTAAGCGCCAGTTTAATCTTTTTGTAATTTTTCAACAATACCTTGCTTTCCCAACTTCTATCATAGTCACGTTCCTGTTCCATCTCCGCTGTCTTTCTATGATAATAATCAAATTCTCTTTCTAATTTTTTTAGACTTTTATTTTTTTTACTCATTGTACCTCCTCAAACAAGTTAGAAAATTGTGTGCTGGCATTCACCGTTTTTTTCCCAGTGGCTCCTCTAGTGCCAATTATGCTCATCCAGAATCTACTGTATTCTTCAATCACTGCTTCAGCAGTGTCTCTACTGTCAGTGGAAAATACTGCTTCAACAATGTGTTTGAATTCAGTTTTGTCAAACTTTTCTTCTACCAACATAGCAGGCTTCAGTCCTTGATCATATTTTCTATTTGCCTCCTGCACAGCAAAAATGTGTGTCCAAACATTGTGAGCCATCTGCAAAGCATAACTGAAACTATCCCAAGATGTTCTGCCTTCCTTGCCCATTTTGTTCTTATCACCTGGCGCATAACAAGTGATGTCCTTCAGGGTTAATCTTTCACTGATTGGACTGTCTTCAAAATTATCAAATATTTTTTCCTGCAGCACAGCGTCTCTAAATTTGCGTGTGTCTGTGGCATATTTTTTATCATCAATGCTGGGAGCCATTCTATAACTCCATTTGTCTCTATCTTTGATGTCTGTTTCTATGTACAGTTGCCCATTTGCTGTGGCTAGAAAAGGTGAAGCACAATCAAAAGATATGGTAAAATTTTCATTGTGATATTTTCTCACAGCTCTTTGTATGTCTGTCAACAACACTGCCCACTCCAGTTTGCTGGTGCCTAAAAAATGCATCCAATCATGCACTCCTTTTTCCAACAGTCCATCAAATCTCAAAGCCACCAGTCTTTTCAGCACAAGATGCACATCACACATATTTTGTCCTCCCATTGCCCATCCATTAAAATGTGTTGTAGGATATTTTTTTGGATCGCAGTAGTCTTTCATTTGATCATACCAATCATCTGCCTGCTGGAAGTTTTCACCCTGTAATACGTTTAGAAATTTACAACTGCCTGTTCTATGTTTCATAAAATAATCATTGTTAATTCTTGTGCCATCCACAGCTTCCTGATAAGAATTGATATTGCTGGCTTTGGCTCCTTCTGGAGAACGCGATACCCAAGCAGGAATATCCAATATCATTCCGTAGTCCATGTTAGCATCCATCCATGCAAGCACTTGCTCTCGTTTTTTCTTCGCTTTGACACAGTTAACATCTTTCCAATTACCTTCCCATACACCTTTGCCTATCTGAAATCCGCCAGAGTCGCCCAATACAAAATTGTGAGAGCGATTTCTATTTCTGATTATTTCATCACGCACAGATGGCTTATTCATATTTAGGTCAGCATGTCCTGCTGAATACAAATGCCACTTGTAATAGAAATAAGTGTTGTTGGGACTAAGATAATTCATACCTGCTACCCCGTGATTGAATTGTTGTGGCATACGTTTGGCAGCAATATAATCTTTTACCATCAGTGCTTTGCCTAATTCACTGGCATAAAAACTGCTCAGAGCAGGCAAAAATACTGCGTAGTCTTTCTGTTGTGCTGTCAAATCAGTGTGCATCAAGTGTATTTTACGCTATTTGGTTTGTGCCGGCAGTATATAATTGTATTCAGCAATACCACTGTCCACAGAAATCTGCATCGCGCCTTGATCACTTATTTTCATTTTAATTTTGCCATCAAGATTTAATATACTGATCACTTGTTGTATAGGCCAACTCCAACCTTGGGTGAGTGTGCCCGCCACGTTGTTCTGAAATATAAAACTACCTGCGTGAGAGTTCACATCACCAAAGTAAAACATTAAATTTTTATTTTCAGTTTTCACTGTAAACACAGTTTCCTCCACGTGTGCTGCTGCCTGTAGTTTTAATCTCTGAATACTGGCCAGTGTGGGTTCAAACTCTATGTTCCAAGTTGTGCCTTTAAACTTAACTGATTTTAATTTTTCATTTATAATTTCAGTGTTCATAAATCTATAATCATTCTGAAAATCACCAGATGCGTTTTCAAAATGTATATGAGTAGGAATTTCAACCCCATTGCGTGTGGATTTGACCACATTCAATTTGGCGTCCTTTTGATACTCAGGGCATTTCAGATGCAGTGCTAATTTGTCTAAATTAGGCATGCCAAATGTGCCAGTAAATTCAGACACTTTGCTGTTGGTTATGGCTGACAGTATCACTGATCTATCTTCTGCCATACTTTCTATTTTGGTCTGATTGTCGTTGGTGACCTTGACTAGACTCAAGAAGCCCAGTTGATGAGTGTGCGCCACCATGTCTTGTAAGATGTCTTTCATTGCGTTCTCCTATTTGTTTATTATATTTAGGTCAACCCTATAAGTCAAGTTGTATTTGTTTTTGATATACTCTACCAAATTGACTTTGGGCTGCCAACCTAAATTCCGTAATTTTGTTATGTCTGCCAAATTATCCTGTCTTTCAAAAATTTCTCCCTTGCGCTGTTCAATTTCTTTTATATTCATCAAATCAGTGAGCGATTTGAGACTGTTGCTGATGCCTGTGCCCACATCCAATACTCCAGATATGTCAGTATGTAACAGCATTTGAATCACATCCACCACATCTTGCACATGTATGAAATCTCTGGAATGATCAGTGATGTATTTCAATTGACCATTAAACAGTTTCGTCATAAACATGTCTGGTCTACCATCTTCCTCCCACACAGTGGTAAATCTCAAACCTAATGCTGATTTAGGGGCAATCAACTCCATAGCATATTTGCTGAATCCATAAGGATTTAACGCAGGCTCAGCTGCTGAACTGCTGCTGGCATATATGATTCTTTTGCTGGCAAATTTTTTAAAAATTCTTTCACTGGCCATCACATTGTTCTGCCAATATTTTATAGGGTCAAGTAGACTGTCTCTCACTGCTGCTACTCCTGCTAGATGTATCACCACATCCACATCATAATTTAGATCACAAGTTAAGAGATCATCCCCGTTTTGAATATCCAGTCCAGTCACTGAATAAGTATTACACAATATCCCATTGCGCATTTTTTTATGTAATTTAAGATAGCTGATCAATCTGCTGCCTATGAATCCTCTATGGCCAGTTATTAAAATTTTCATTTTGTTTTAACTCCTAATTGTTTGAAAGTTTGTTGCACACATTTGGCTTGATAGTAGCAATCAGCCAACGCATTGTGTAGACTTGTCTGCATTTTTTTTCTAGGATCTTCTGGCAACAGGTCAAACAGTGTTCTGCTGTCCCTAATTTGCCAATAGTTCCAAGGCACTGGTGTCTGCATCTGAGCATATAAATTTTGCAGTATTTGATAGTCAAACAAAGGTCCTTGACACCACAGTAGATCTAATCCCACAGCCCATTTGTTTAGCTCTTTGAGAAAAATTAAAACATTTGTGCGATCGTGATCACTCAGTGCTTCATCTTTGATTGCTGCTGGTTGCTGATTCCACCAAGTGAGTGTGCCTTCATCCACGTGACGGCCCAATGCTGTTTGTTCGTCCACATTCAACCTCCAATATCTACCTGAGTGCGGTTCAACATCTGCGTGTGGATTGAACTTTATTGCTCCTACAGTCAAAATAGCAGCATCTGGTCTGGTGCTCAGTGTTTCCAAATCTATCATGCCATATGTTGCCATTTCAAACTCCAAAATCAAATAATGAATTGAATGTGTTGTTTTGTTCTGTGGATTTGATATCCCAATTCAACACACTCAACAAGTTTTCTAATTTGCTGTCAATCACTGTGCCTTCCATAGCACTGTGATCAAAAGGTAATTCTTTGAACCACTGTGGCAATCTCAATTCATCTGTGGGATATGCCACAGAAGTGTAATTTAAAGGATTATGTTTGAGCTTGCACACAATCACTTTCATTCCGTCCACTATTTCTAAACTGTATCTATCATTGTTCATTTTTTTCAACATATTCCAATTGAGACTGGCCCTCACATGACCAGGCATGTTGGCCTTGCCTTTGTTTTTTTCTTCTTTGAAATAGTCGCCTATGTTGTTGGCACGTTTGGGAGATCCTTTTTCCCAACCCGGACGCAGTTTAAATTCATTTCGGAATTCAGTAATCCTATTCAGCACAGATTTTTCATCAGATTTTGTAAGAACCATCAGCAGTATTTCGCTGAGGAAATCTTGCACATAAACCGGCGTATCCGAACGTTTGAGATCCAACCCCATGGCTTTCACTTTGCCAGGTTGATCTTGATCCATGCGTTTGTTTTCTAACTCATATATTAGTACAGCGTATCTCTTTTTGGTTATGAACAGTCCTGTTTCACTGACTGTTTCTCTGCCCGCTTGTATCACTTCTGATCTATTTTTACCACAGTGAAATGCTTCCTGCATGAAGTTTTTGAAACTGTGATTGACTTCCTGTGCCACTTGATCATACAGTTTGATTATGCTTTCTTTGTTCCAAGGAATCAGTCCTTTGCTGATGTCATCTTTAAGCACTTTGTAAGCACTGAAATATGCACTGTCTGTGTCGCCATATATTATGGCATCACCTAGATGATCATATTTGCCTGTGATTACTTCATTAATTTTCGCTGCCATGTGTTTGCTGATAGCTCTACCTGTCAATGTGGTACTTTGTCCTATGCGTTTGTCAAAGAAACGACAGCCTGGATTCAGTATGGCGCCATACAATGAGTTAAGATTAATTTTTTTGACCAACTGTCTTTTATCCCAAAATTCTATTTCTGTTTGATTGGCAGCTTCTGTGGCTTTCTTTTTCATGGTTTGCATTTCTTTTCTCTCTTGATACCATGTTTTTAATAATCCTGGAATCACTCCTTCAAACTCAGTAGTAAACATGGTGCCATTGGCACTCAACATGATGGGATTATTGCTGTCAAAGATCATTTTATAAATTTCAGCAGCGCTTTTCTCTTCTGTGCGACCATTTTCCCAATCTATAGTGATGTTGATGTCTCTGCGTTGATTCATCACAAATTCATACTCAAGACTGCCAAATTTATTCTCCCAAGCGCCTGCAAAAGATTTGCCTTGCAGATTGATTTGATCACTTATGTATTGATCAGTGTAGGTGCTTCTCAGTTGTCCAACCACACATTCAGGAGCCATGTTGAGTGCACGTATGACCGACGGATACAGTGAATTCAAGTCCATTGATCCGATCCAATCATGCAGTCCTTTTTTGGGGAATGCCACATAAGCACCAGCAGCAGTGGTATTGTCATCACTCTGTCGAGGTCTATTGGGCACTGCCATTCCACGTTTGTGAGCTTCGTTAATAATAGCCTGTTCTGTCACTGCCACCGCACCCATGGTGGTTTGCATCAACACAGTGTTGGCGTGTGCGAGTTCATTGCTTAATTCTAGAAATTTTAATTTTTGATCCAATTTGTTCAATAAAGCAACATCTTGTCTATTGTAATCTATGAATGTTCTAAAGTCGTTGTTGTACAATTGATCCAACGTGCCTTCATACACAGTTTTAGTTTCCCCCAGTTCCATTTCACCTATGGCATCCAGTCTATAGCTGTGTCTTTCTTCATAATTGTATTTGCGATACAACTCTAAACTGTCCATGTGTACCCTTCCCACAAGGTCATATGTTTCTTGCTCTCTGCCATATTTTTCATATGTTCTCTTCTTAGGCATTTGCTGCCACAAGCAAAAACGTCTTGTGTCATCCTTACTCAACACAGTGCTGACTCTATTGATAAGATAGGGCAAATCATATCCTTCACTGTTCCAACCGCTCAGCACATCCACGTCTTCTAGTATATCTAAAAAAGCCTTCAACATGTCAGCTTCTTTTTCATACAAATACACATTGTCTATGCCTTTCACTGCGACTTCTGCCTGTGCTCTTGTAGTTTTTTTAGGAATCAAAGCGAAAGTTATCAGCGATTGCAGCCATTGCAAATACACTGTGATGGCAGTGACCGGCATGAATGGTTCTTTGGGATCTGCGAATCCTTTTTCAGGATCAAAGTCAGCTTCTATGTCAAAAAATGCCACGTGCAATTTAGGCGCATCATGATTGAGATAGTTTTCACTGAGGCATTGAAATATAGGATTGATGTCGGATTCAAACAGTTTCTTATTTCTATTGATTGCAAGTTCTTTGTGAAAATCCTTTGTGTTTTTGCACAGTATTCTGCTGAGATTTTGACCATAGATGCTGCGATGTTTGCCATTGGAATCTTCATAATAAAAAGTGTATCTTATGGGATATTCTTTGAACACACGCAAACCATCTTTGCGTTCCACTATTCTGATCACGTCTTGATTACGATCAAAAAATGCGTCTATGTAACTCATATGTCTCAATCTGTGTCATTTAAGGCTGACACATACCATATGGTTGCTTGTGGCCAACCAAACCTTTATTTGAACAACAGTCCTATTATATATATCAGTGTAAGGCCTGTGTTTAAAATAATCAAGGACTTTTCTCTCCAAAGTACACCTACCAAAACCCAAATGCCATTGGCCACACAGAAAAGATACACATATATAGGATACACATTGAAAGCTGCCAAACTGGCTGCTACCAACAACACCACAGTGCCTGACCAAGCCAATGTCTGATATGGTTTAGGCTTTAACTTCATTGCTATCAAACACTCTGTTGATCACATTGTTTACTCGCACAAAATGTGCACATTTGGGCATGTCTTTGATACGTCTGGCACCTATGTATGTGCATGTACTCCTAACGCCACCCAATATCTGTTCCACTGTGTTTTTAACTGCGCCTTTGTATTCTAATCTCACTGTTTTGCCTTCAGTGCCTCTGTATCCATCCTTGCGAGCCCCATGACGTTCAAAAGCAGATTCTGAACTCATGCCATAAAATTCTATATATTTTTTAACTTCAATCTGTGGTGATTGATTCTGTAATTTATTTAATTGTACTTTTTCTTCAATAATTTTTCCACCGCCTTCATCATGACCAGCCAACAATCCGCCCAACATCACTGTGTGAGCTCCTGCTGCCAATGCTTTGGCCACATCGCCTGGCGCTGTGCATCCACCGTCTGCCATAATGTGTCCACCGACTCCATTGGCAGCATCAGCACATTCTATCACTGCAGAAAATTGAGGCACACCCACGCCAGTTTGTGTTCTGGTGGTGCACACAGAACCTGGTCCTATGCCCACTTTTACCATGTCTGCTCCATTGATTATTAGTTCTTCAACCATTTCTGGAGTCACCACGTTGCCTGCTATAATGGTTTTATCTGGATATTCAGATCTTATTCTTTTAACGAAATCCACAAATTGTTCATGATATGCATTGGCCACGTCTATGGTAATAAAATTCACATCTGGATATTTTTGCAACACCTG